GTACACAATATCAGCCATCAGCTCTTTGAGAGCCTCCACTCGGGGGTTCTTTATGAAGCTATGCTCCTCCTTCCCCTCCTCATCAACCCAGAACCCAGAGACTATCTGCTGCAGCCGTAAACCCTTCACCAGCGCGATGGAAGCTACGCATGCCTTATCACCTAGGTATGCCACGTAGTCTTTCTTCATGGCCTCATACATGCGCTCCTGGTCCGGTGCCAGCTCCACCTCGACTCGCTGACGTACCAGCGGTGGAAGATCGAGGCATTCGGATTTCAGGACACGAGTTGCTTTGGCATAGATCTTACTGTGAAAGATTTCCTCAAGCCCAGGAATAGGTTGCCAATTAGGGAACCGCTTATGTGAAGGCATACCAGCGTTACAATCAATAAAGTACCGGGCTCGGAACGCGTAGAAGTTTTTGTCAAAGGTCTGCCCACCATCAAGGATTCTAAACTGTGACCAGATATCCATTGCCGAGTTCAGGATCGGCGTACCGGATAGGATCATTTTAAACGTAGCTATGTCTGCCAGCTCGATTGCTAACTTGGTGCGCTTCGCCTTCATATCTTTGACGCGCTGCGATTCATCGAAGATGAGAACCTGCGGCTCCCACTCTTTAAGCAATTTAAAAACATCCGGCATAGATAAGGATTCATAGTTAGTTATAAAGATGCCGGGGTGCGGTTCTTTACTTATAATGAATGCATGTTCATTCAAGCATTTCACGCGCTGCTTATACGATCCTTCAAGTACGTGGATCTTATCCTTGGAGATTGTCGAGTGCATGGCAAACTCACGCTGCCATGAGCGCCGCACCACTGGCGGGCATATCACCAGGGTTCTTAAAAGAGCCTTAGCTTGGTAACATTTGTGCCGCATCGTAGTGATAGCAGTAGCCGTTTTTCCTGTGCCTTGCTCAAAAAACAAAGCATAGCCTTCGGTTCTCGATGCGCGTTGCGCAGTCTCACGCTGGTGCGCCCATAGCTTGACGGGCTCTTTCATAGCAGCTTAAGCACCCTGGCAAAAGGGATCATGATAAGTATCACTATGCCCACCAGCAGCCAGTTCCCCTCTTTCTCAGGCTCTTGCCATAGTGTGTAGATCGTACTGCCTAGCACTAAGCCCCAGATGAACAACGTTTCTAGCTGTACCCAATCCATGCAATCTCCTTTCAGATTTTTTGCACACAATGATATAACCGCGCCGCTATCATATGCGCAAGCATAAGTTTTGTTATTGTATTGACAGCCACTAGGCACCAAGAGCTATCCTACACCCTCTATCATTTCAGGTAGCATTCTCGGAGCGAGCTATGATTCAAATCATTGGTCTACGATCTTTTGTCAAAGAACCAGGAAAGACAATTTCCTATGACCAGATGTTTAACACTGGCATACCGCTAAATTCTGTTAAAGATGTCCTGGATAATTACGAGCTTATCCTCAGTAAAATAAGTAAGAACGAGCATCGGAATATCTTCTACACCATAGCCTCGTGCAACGAGGGCAAGCGCAAATTCAAATCAACCACCACCATCGCTTTTGATATCGACAAGATAAAAACTGATGATTACACCAGGTACTTTGAGCCCGTATGCCAGGCTCTTAAGGTAGACCAGAATGAAATAGGTATAGTGCTGTCAGGAAATGGCTTGCACTTTCTTATCAGTCTGAGCTATGAAGTTACTGATCAGAACTTTTTTAAACAAAACAAAGTTCATTACTCAGCAGTCTGTGCGCAAGTACAGAAAGCACTAGAAGACGCTGGACTACCTGGCACAGTAGATTCTTCGATCTTTGATCATGGTCGTATTCTGAGACTGCCAGGCACAGTCAACCGGAAGCCGGACAAGCCAGATAAGGAATGCAAGCTGATCCAGAGGATAGGGGCCTCCCTCGATTTCCACCTCGATAAGCTTTCAAATGTTCCGATAGTCCAACCCGGTGAGCAAGTCGATAAAGCACTACTCCGCAAGTATCCCACCACAGATCCCACCGCAGTTTTAAACGGCTGCAACTTCCTCAAACACTGCCACGAAAACCCCAATGCTATCGACGAGCCCACCTGGTACGCGGCTCTCTCCATCGTTGCCAGGTTGGATGACAAAGATTCCAACGGCTGGGAACGATGCCATGAGATGTCCAAGGGGCATGCAGGATACACCAGGGATGGAACAGACCAGAAGATTTCACAAGCGGTGGAAGCTTCTGGTCCGCGTACCTGCGAGTCCATTCAGGGGCTATGGGGGAAGTGCGTTGAGTGTGTTCACTGGAACAAGATCACCAGTCCGATTTTGATTCACGGCGATGGCACCATCCGAACCGAAGCCACTGGATTCCACGATGTTTTTACCGATGGTAAAGGACGCCCCAAGTATGTGCCGTGCCACGAGGACCTAATCAAGTTCTTTGCCCGCGAGAAAGGCTACAAAGACCTGGGAGATACCAGGATTGTCTACGTGTGGGAGAAGACGCACTACCATATGATGGAGAAGGCGAGCCTTGAAGCCTATGCACGCCAGAACTTTTTCCCCGTTCCCGAGATGAAAGTCTGCAACGAGTGGCGAGACAGGGTACGCATCGCCAACATTGTCCCCATGGAATGGTGGGACTCCACCCCCAGTCGCAAGATGAACTTTCAGAACGGCTACCTTGATATCGACACCATGGAGTTCAGACCCCACGATCCTGAGATTGCCTTTCGCAGCGTGCTACCCTACGAGTATGACCCCGCTGCTACGGCTCCCATGTTCGAGCGAATGCTAAAGCTTGTTACAGGCGACGACGAAGACACCATCAAAGTGCTTGAAGAGTTCATTGGCTACTGTCTTTCCAACGACACCTGCTGGGCGCAGAAGGTGCTGGTCCTTACCGGGGAAGGATCAAACGGTAAGTCTACGTTCGTGGACGCAATCAAGATGCTTGCGGGCAAGAAGAACTATGCCTCGATTCCTATGGACCGGATTGATGACCAGTACAACTTGGCAACGCTCGACGGTAAACTTTTTAACATAGCAGAAGAGACTAGCCCCAAGGCATTTAAGAATAATTCAACCATGAAGAACCTGGCGACTGGCGGTTCATTTATGGTGCGTATGATTTACAAAGAGCCCTACGAGCTGACCAACAGGGCCAAGCTCATCTTGACTTGTAACGAGCTACCAGACTCCCTAGACCAGACTCATGGATTCTACCGGCGTCTCCTGATCGTGCCCTTTAACCAACGGATCACTACCGACACACCAGGGTTTGACCCCCACTTAATCGAGAAGCTGGCCCTGGAGCTACCGGGGATCTTCAACCTGGCGATGCAAGGGTATCGACGGCTCGTGGCACAGAGGGGATTCACCGTGGCACAAGGGCTGAAAGATTCTTTGGACAACTACCGCCTGGAGAACGACTCGGTTCTCTATTGGGTCAAACAGCACCTGGTCATGCACACGAACGGGACGTTCGACAAGCACTTCGCGAAGATCACTGACCTCTATGACGCCTACGGTGCCGCCATGAAGTCGATGAACCAATGGCCCGTGACTTTCCAGAAGTTCTCAAAGCAGTTGAAGCGTCTTCAAGAAGACACCTGGAAAGGTATACCGTATACGGTACGGTCCACTAGGAAGCGGGTGGAGGTCCAGGGGCGTGAAGTCTACGTCACGGGACTCCAAGGGGTCGAGATCGAGGCGCTTCACTGAAGCAGCTTGGTCATTGCACAAGGAATTCCCTGTTCAAACACAGGGAATTTTTTTTCCCTGTGCAGCCTGTAAGCAGCTCCTATAAAGGCTTATAGGTCTTTTGTACACTGTAACAGGGAATATTTATATATATCCATGGTAGTAAAATCAGTAGATAGTATAGTATGTAGTATAGTATGTAGATTCTATAGAACACTTATAGGAAATTCGATTTTGCCTGTATTCCGTGTGTTCCGTGTTCAGGGCAAACTGGAGGTTGGTTTATGAGAGCGCTTGGTGAGGGACAAGGTGTGAGGGTGAGTACGGTACTGCCCCAGAAAACATTTGAGTACCTGGCGGAATGGTGCCGAGGGAAGGAGGGGGTCATGAGCCATGGGACTATGAGTAGTTTTGTTAGGGGCATCATTTTGGAATGGGAGGAGGCGCAGAGGGAGGATGACCAGAAGTACCCAGGTTTAAGGGACGATGCTGTAGTAGAGGAATTAAGGTAGCATCAAAAGTGGTTTGGTTGGCACGTTGACTCGGGCCAGCCTTACTGTCGTTCTGTCTTTAAAATCTTTTTAACAATCGAGAAACAATATTATGGTTTTTAAACCAGGTGAATCTGGCAACCCCAAAGGCCGGCCGCCGCTGCCTGCCGAGATCCGAGCGATCAAGAGCCTGAGTCCTCAATACGTGAAGAAGATCATCTCGAAGCTGGCGCTCATGGATCGCGAGCAGATGATGGAGTGGATTCAAAAGCCGTTGATTAACGGTGGCCCTACTAACATAGAACTTATGGTAGCCTCAATAATCACGAAGGCTGTGACCGATGGCGACCAGGGCAAGCTAAACTTTCTCCTCGACCGAACCATTGGCAAGGTGGTGGAGAACCGCAACGTGCAGCTCCAACCTGTGCAGTACGTAACAACGGTGCGAGCCGATGGCGCATTGATGCAGGAGGTCATTAAGGAAGCTCTTGGCGAGGTGGAGGATGGAGAATGAGGACGGTGGCATCTCGGTGCATGTCACCCCACCCGAGGGTCACACAAAGAAGCAGAGGCTGATTATGGGGGCCTTCCAGGTCCCTGGCTTGCGCAAGATCTACGTGGCGTGCGGGACCAAGTATGGCAAGTCGTTGAGCGCAGCAGCATGCGAGAGCCAGGCAGGACTAGCAGCCCCTGGGACTAAGTGGCGCTGGATCGCCCCGATCTATGAGCAAGCGAAGGTGGGGATGGAGTACTTCAAGAAGCTCCTGCCACCTGAACCGCATACAGAGTTCAAAGAGAACTCGATGCGGATACACATGCCATACCTAGATACTGAGTTCCAGTTCTGGCACTGCAAGAACCCGGCCTCCCTTGAGGGGGCTGGTATATCGGGCAACATCTTTGATGAGGCCGCTAAGTGTAGCTATGAAGCAGTGGCAGCAGCGCAGACAACTGTGACGTTCACTAAGGGTCCGCAAGGCTACTTCTCCACGCCGCTGGGAAAGAACTGGTTCTATCGTGAGTGCATGGAGGCTCGGGAGCATATGACCTGGGCTCTGAAGAGCGGCCGGCAACCTGAGAGGATCTTCCTCACAGCCCCGACCACAGACAACCCCTTCATTGACCCGGCTGTCATAGAGGAAGCAAGGCGCTCGTTACCTGATCGGCTGTTCAGGCAATACTACCTAGCCGAGTTTGTCGATGATGGGTCCGTGTTCCTTGGGTTCCGCGACTGCATCCAAGGTCCGAGGCTCGAGATCTACGGTGCAACGCAGTATTGGGTAGCACCAAAAATCGAAACAATGGATGTGTTCTTTGGGATAGATTGGGCAAAGAAAGAAGACTACACTGTAATCACCGCATTAACGGTAGCACAAGGCAAACCAGAGATGGTCGGCTTCTTGCGCTTTACGGGTGTGGGTTATGTTGAGGCTTTGAAGGAACTGTATAAGTTCATCAAGAAGTTTAATCGCGTAATCAATATCAAACATGACCGTACCGGCGTCGGAGAAGCAATAGACGACATGATGGGCCAGCTCACAGTACCATTTGAAGGCGTGGTGTTTACGAACAGCTCAAAGGCGGCGCTCGTGAACCAACTCATGATGGCGTTTGAGACTAAAGACATTGTGTTGCCTAATTGGCCTGAAATGATTGGGGAGCTTGAGAGTTATGCAGTCGTTACCAACGACCTGGGAACGGCGCGTTACTCAGCTCCAAGTGGCTTGCACGATGACATCGTGTCGAGTCTCATGCTTGCGAACAGCGCAGCACAAGAGTACTCGAGTGAGTTCAAGCTTCACTTCCTAGAAGATATGCCTAAGACCAAGCTGACCATTGAAAAGTGGTACTCCGATATTGCTGACGAGGATTAAGTGTGAGAAAAGCCAAAGCAGATATAGCACCGAGTACCAGCCCCCAGTTTGTCAGGGAGCTAGACGGGCATATCGAGAAGTCGTGGGACATGACCAGCGAGCAGGCTGGCTCAGGCAACGAGCTATGGTCAAGTGAGAACAAGGCGTTCCTCGATGCGTGTTCTCTTAAGTCCCTCTTCTTTGAAGAAGATTGGGTCTACATTATCATTGACCTGATTGCATCTAAGATTAGCTCGCAGCCGCTGCGTGTTATGACGACGGTCACTGAAGGTGAGAACGAGTCAGTCCAACCAGTGCCAGACCACCCATTGAACGCGCTGCTTGAGCAACCTAACGAGTGGCAAGACTATGCACAGTGGATGTACAACACGGCAGTCGAGCTGTTCCTCATGGGCAATGCCGTCATGTGGCATGCTCCTAGAAGCGGGCAGATCATCACGCTGCCCACCGAGAACGTGACCCTCGAGTTCGATGATAAGGGTCGCGTGTCGGGCTACACGATGCGCCAATACAACCCTGAAGATGGGATGAAGTCTGCTGCAGAGCAGACCTTTAAGCCTAAAGATATCTGCCACGTTCGCAGACCAAACCCTTCAAGCTTGTTGTGGGGTATGAGTCCCTTCTTGCCTGGCAAGAAGTCGATCCTCTTCAACAAGTACTCATCCGACTACCTCAATGCGTTCTACTTGAAGCAAGCAACACCAGGCTTGGCATTGTCGCTGGACCGCACGGTAAACGAGGACGTGGCGCTTAGGCAGCTCCGAAGCTTCGAGGTCGCGTACCAGGGCAGGAAGAACCAGCGGCGCACGTTGATCTTGCCGAAGGGCGTGACAGCCACCACGCTGACCCACTCGCTCAGCGACCAGAAGCTCCTCGAGCATATCGAGCAGAACCGCGAGACCATTTGTGGGCTACTAAAAGTACCTAAGCATGAGCTCAGTCTACAGAGTGCAGGTTCGCTTGGCAGCGAAGAGTACCGCGTGGCACTTAGGAACTTCTGGGAAGCCACCTTAAAGCCAGGCATGCGCTTCATTGAAGGTACGCTGACCAAGTTCTTTCAAGCTGAGCTTGGCGAGAACACCTTCTTCCAGTTCGACATATCTGAAGTCGAAGCGCTTAAAGACGATCTAAAGAAGAAGGCCGAGACTGCGGTAGCCATGCTGCAAGCTGGACTATCCGTGAACGAGGTACGGCAACAGATATGGCAGCAGGAAGCTTCACAGGCTGAAGGGTCGGATGATCCCTTTGTGTTGTTTAAGGGAGCACCAGCGCCTGCTGCAGCTCCAGCGCCAGCAAAGCCTGCGGGCGGGCTGTTCCAACTCGCGGGCACGCCAGAAGAGCAGAAGATCCTGGCACCAAGTACCAAGATCAGCTTCACACCAGACATTGAAGAGTTCCGCTCGCGAGTTACCAAGCAACTGGCAGAAGAAGAGAGCAGCACAATCACCGAGCTGTCAGAAGCAGCAGTCAATCTCCTGGTAGGTATGACTGAGGAAGCAATCAAGGTCATCACTTCATCGCGCAAGTTCCTTATAGGCGTGGAGACTAAGGCCAGAAGCAACGAGGATCGAGCGTTAGCGCGTAAGATACAGCGCGCTCTTGCAGCCAAGTTCGAGGAAGAGTGGCAGGGCCAGGTAGCTAGAACACTGAGCAAGAGTGTGGACCTGGGATACGCACAGCAACTAACAGCTGTGTTCAATGAAAAGGACCGCTTAGCCATAGAGGCCCTAGGAGCTAAGGACGCCAAGGGGCGCAGAGACATCCTAACGGCGCGTGGCCTTGACTCGTTCGACCAGATCAGCAAGACGCACACCGAACGAATCATGCAGCAGATCGAAGAAGGAACGCAGAAGGGCGAATCCATCACCAATATCATGCGCCGTGTTGCTACGACTCTTGGCACACCCAAAGAGTTAGCAGGTAAAGCTGAAACGATTGCGCGCACCGAGACACTCACTGCCATCTCGATTGGGCAAGCTGCGGCAATGCTGAACGCCAAAGAAGTAATACCAGGGCTGAAGAAGGCGTGGCTTACGGCTGGCGATGACCGGGTGCGGGATAGTCACCGGGAGTTAGACGGTGATGTTGTAGATGCAGATGCTAAGTTTGCTAATGGTTTGGAGCATCCTCGGGATCTCAGGTCAAGTGATCCTGCACAGGTTATCAATTGCCGTTGTACGCTATTAATGGTGCCGCCCGGTGAAAAAGTGGAGTTACCAAAGAAATGAGCACGAAGAAACTAGAACTAGATCTTAAGAAGCTTGCCTGCAAAGAAGCCTTTGACGTTAAGCAAAGCAGCACCGGCGTGTTCATCCAAGGCTTTGCTAACAAATCCACAGTGGATCGTGGCACTGAGATCATGCAAAACGATCCCGATCTTCCCGTGTGGGAGCTTGAGAACTTCAAGCGCAACCCAATCATCTTGTTCAATCACGGGAAAGACTCACTAGGCGGCACTCCTGTAGGCAAAGCTACGGAGATCAGAGAGACTCCTGAGGGTCTGTATATCAAGGTCAAGATGTCGAACAGCAAAGCACCAGGCATCCAGATGGTACGGGACTTGGTTGAGGAGCGAATCCTCAAGGCCTTCTCTGTTGGGTTCAACCCGAAGCAGGAAGATAGGATCGAGGTGCAGGGCAAGTCAGTCAGGCGCATCAAGCAAGCGGAACTCTTTGAAGTTTCGATTGTTGGAGTGCCGATGAATGCCGATTCGCTCTTCGATCTTACGAGCGAAAAATCTCTGAGTACGAAGTCATTCCATCAATTGAAGGGAGAGATCTTGAAAGCTAAAGGCGCGGCGGTGGCGATTGAGATTGAAGAGAAGCTCGGTGCTTGCGCCTCCCGCAAAGATGCGATGGCTTTGGTCGCCAAGTCTCAGAAGATTGCTCTCCCTGACTTGTTAGACATGCTTGCTGGCGACAAAGAAATACCAGCAAAAGTGGCTGCTGCCTTCACTGTTGCTATTAAAACTGTGGACCTTCAGCAGATGCTAGAGGAAGCCCTGGCTAACCTCCAGGAAGGTGCCGACGAGCAGGCAGTGCTTCAGGATCTATTGGGCAAGCTAGACCCAGAAGAGGAAACATCTGATGAAGAAGCCCCACCCACAGAAGAAGCAGACGCCACAGCAACTGCGCAAAAAGAAACTCCGGCAGCACCGTATACTGACAAACCTGCAGCAGGCGCGGATGGAAAAAAGCCAGATCCAAAAGCACCAGCGTCTTCTGCGGGAGCTGATGCACGGAAAGCGGACTTCCAAAAGTGCGTGAACGAGAAGGTGCCGAAGCTAGTTCAAGAGGGTAAGCCCCAGGACGAAGCAGTGGCAATTGCGATTAGCATGTGCCAGCAGTCTGGGAAGTGCTCGCTAACTCCTGAGTCGAAGCTCGAGGTGTACAAACAATGCTTTGCGCACACTGGCGAAGGTGAGATGGACTTGTCGGCAGCTAAGTTCCTTGAGGACAAGGCAGAAGAACCAGCGCCCGAAGAGGCTCCTGCTCCTGATGCTGCGCCTGAAGATGCGCCTGCTTCTGATGCTGTTGTTGAAGATCAAGAGCTGACCCCTGAAGAGCTAGACGCTCTTATGCCTGAGTACGCTTATTTCATGAATAAGATAGGCGAGAAGATTGATGCCAATCCTGGAATGGATGTTGTAAAGGCAGCAGAGGAAGTTCTTAAGGAGGAGCTAACTGAACCTTCTGATAAAGAGCTATTTAATCAGCTCGCAATAGACATGGATAAAGACGGGTTTGAGAACGCAAAAGAAATAGATGCTTTAGTCGATAGTGTGGTGGAAGAAGCCTTAGCCGAGCAACCAGATCCTGAAGAAGGTAAAGGTGGCTTAGGAAGCGGAATTACAGGCCACAGTACCCCTAAAAA